TCTTCAATTACCACCCGCACCAGGTCAAAGGCGGCCAGGGCCTTCAGCGTGTCAAAGGCCGTCAGGTCCCCGCCCGTGTTCGTGCGGGGGCTGGGCACCAGGTTGGCCCCCATGGCGGCCACGAAGCTGCGGGGGTCCGTCCCCTGGGGCGTGGACGCATCCAGGGGCGGGGGCTGCATCTGAAGGCGGCCGCTGGTATCGGCCTGGGGCATCACGCCCCCCAGCAGGGCCCGCACCATATCGCCCAGGGACTGGACGGACTGGACCCCGGCTGGACGCTTGGCCATTCTCTAGCCCCCCGTGCTGCTACGTGCCAGGATGCGGCTGCTGGGCCAGCAGGCCCGCCAGGTGCTGCGTCCACAGGTCGCCTGGCGTCCGGTGGTGGCGCCCATAGACGGCCAGGGCCAGTGCAGCCACGCAGTCATCATGTTTTCCGTCTGGGGCAGTATAGCGGAACCGCCCAGTGGCTGAAATGTCATAGTGGTATGTTTCAAGCTCCCCCGTCAATATGTCATCCGCTGGGAAGGCAATGGCGCCCCGTTCGAGGGCCAGGGCCAGGCGCATCACCAGCACGTCTTTGGATGCTGAAGACCAGACCACCGGAACGCACGGGACCCCCTTTTCCACCAGGTGGTCATACACGGCGTCCCCCACTCCCGTGCTGTCCAGGAAGACGGTGCCCCGGTTCCAGGTCAGGTGGAATGTCCGGATGCGTTCCTCTACCAGCGGCCAGGGGCAGTGCTGGAAGCGGTCCACGCCGTGGACTTCGCCTGTGTCCACGTCCAGGGCATACATCACGGTCCAGTCCTGATGCTTGGCCACGTCACAGCCGATGATGTAGCGGCGGCCCAGCCCAGGCGGCGCCTGGTGATACCCCGCCAGGCTGGAACAGGCCACGATGTTGCGGAAGACGCCACCCTCCCCAGGTATGAATTCCGCCAGGACTTCCTGCCGGAACAGGTGATCCGGCATGGTTTCCCTGGCCACCCGTATGAAGTCCCGGACCTGGGGCATGGGGTTTTGGGTGCTGGGCCCGTGGATGCAGGCGTAATCCGGGTGTCCGTCCCGGGCCTTCCTGTACCAGTCATGGGTCCAGTGGGACTGACCCCGGGGGGTGGTGATGGCCACCAGCTTGCCCTTCCGGTCGGCGGCCGTCATCAGCAGTTCTTCGTAAACCTGCGTCCCCTTCACCCGGGCCGCTTCCTCTATCACGGACACGTGGAACCCGCGGCCCAGGCTGCCCCCCTCCCGGTCGAAAGACCGCCACAGGACGGACCCCCCGGACAGCATCCGATCCCGCGGCCGTTCGTTTTCGGACTTCCGTATCAGGCGCCCGTACCATTCTTGAAATAGTTCACGGGCTATGAAGGAAAGGTCATAGGTGGGCGCCCCCCAGAACACGGTCCCCCGTTCCACCCGGTCCTGGCCGCCCAGGCGGAACCGGCCGCCGATGGTCAGGTCCCCGGCAATGCGGGTCAGGCCGGTGGTCTTCCCGGCCCGGCGGCCCACGGCCACCAGAATGAACGTGGCCGAAGACTCACTGACCAGGCGGCGGAATTCCTGCTGCCACGGGAACAGCCCAGGCAGGACCAGTTCCACCCTGCGGGCGGGCTTCACCTAGTCCCCCGTGCCCTCCCCATCCGCGGGCGTGTCCACCCAGGGCCGCTCCGTCACCGTGACTTCCACCGGCCGGTTCGGGTCCCCTTCCAGGGTCACCCGGTCCCGCCAGTCTTCCGGCATCCGGTTCGTCAGCCACAGGCGGATGGCCGGATAGCTGGGGGCCTGGGGTTCGTCCACCAGAATGACAGTGCCCAGCTTCGTGACGTGGGGCACGTCCTGGACCACCACCTGACCCGTGGCCAGCTTGAAAAGCGTGTCCTGCACCCGGTGGTCCGCCCGCGCCTTGGCCGCGGACAGGTGTTCTTCCAGGTCAGGGTCATCCTTCCGCCAGGTGTGCAGCGTCTTCCGGCAGATGCCTGCCAAGGTGGCCGCTTCGTCATCCGTGGCACCGTGGGCCAGGGCGCCATACAGGATGCCGTCCAGTTCTGGGGTCCGCTTCGTGGGGCGGCCTGGGCCCGACCGTTTCGGCTGGTCCGCCTTCCCCTTACGCTTCGCCCTGGTCTTCCTGGCCTTCATTCCCATGGCTGGATTCTACTCCCCCGTGCCGCCTGGTGTCTGGCCGCCATGCCAGCAGGCTGCCCGCCAGCAGGACGAACAGCACGCCGAAGACCACCCCCACCAGCAGCGGCATGGCACTTCCCCCAGGGAAGCCCTTGACCCGGGGCCACTATAGCCCTAGTCTTCCGCCAGGTTAGGCGTGTCCCTTCCCGTGGGGTGGTGGGGCTGGGGGCGGGGGTCCCCAGCCCCGGTCTTTTTACGGACGTTCAGCAGCCAGACGGACAGTGGGGGTCATCCAGGTTGTCCGGTCCCACGCACCCCTGGCACGCGCAACTCATAGGGTTCGCCGTACACACCGGGCAAAAGTCCGGGATGGGCTGGGCCTGGCATTCCGTTTCCATCTGGTGATAGGGCGGGTCCAGCGGCCAGCAGTCCGCTTCCACTTCGATAGTGCGTGTCTGATGGTTTACGTTCTCATATTTACAGGTGGCCTTGCAGTCGCCCGTCGTGGACGGCCTTGCAGAGTAGTACGCGACGGACGCCGAAGTGGTCTGGTCATAGGGCCGGTGCAAGCTGCACTGAAGCTCCACCCACGTTTCGCAGGCGTCATCATCCGGAAGGCACTGTCCGTCATAGTTCACGATGGCAGCGTTCCAGTCCATCAGGAACTGGTCGTGGGGATCCCGGTAGAACGGCACCGTGACCTTCAGCAGATACGTGACCCCGCCGTCCAGCACGTCCAGGATGGTTTCATAGCTGGGGTATTCGTTGATCGTGTAAATGCTCATGCCGTCCCAGTCCGGGCCTTCGATAAAATCAGAGTAGACCTGGCCAGGCGCGGGCTGGGGAAGCATGACTTCCTCCGCTGCCACAGGAAGCGCGGCCACCAGCAGAATCAGGGCACACAGGATTTTCTTTCCAGCCATCATCGCTCCTTTAGCCCCGCTCCGGGGGCGTTCTATCGGGCCCAGGTGTTCGGGATGGGCTTGGCCGAATAGGACACGTAACGCTTTAGGCCGTACTTCCCGGCCAGCAGGTCCAGGCGGCAGTTGTATCGGTCAGCCAGGACAGTGGCCATGGGTTCCCGGCCGCCATCCGGGCCCGTGTACGCCACCAGGTCCCCCACCTTGACAGCGGGACAGGTCACCCGCTCCGTGGGCACAGGCTCCGTGCCCACCACCTGGTCCGAACCGGAACAGCCGGACAGGCACACTGCCAGCAGCATCAGCACCAGGGTCAGCTTCGTGGTCATGGTTCGTTCCTCCCGTGGGGCAGGTGGCCCCGGCATACATGCGGGGTCACGCCGTCCAGTTCCAGCTTGCCAACCATCGCCCGGGCCTGGGGCGGCCCGTCTTCGAATTCCGGAAGGTAGTGGGCCAGGCAGGTGCCACAGCGGGGAAGGCTTCCCAGGTCTAACCCGCCGTCCCGCCGCCTTGCGGTTGAAGGCTCCCGCCTGGCCACTACATCAGTCCGTCAGGGCCAGCAGGTGCCGCGGCCACCACTGCCGCACGGCCACCCGCTGGGCGTTCTTGTAGACCACCAGGGCCTGGGGTTCGTCGTGGCTGGTCAGCATCAGCCCTTCCACCACGCCGCGTTCTTCCGATGGGATGATTACCACCAGGGCCCCCAGCACCAGAGGCGGGTCACCCGGCAGGGCCACGGCAGGCGCCGCAGCAGCCGCTGGGGCCTGGCCGCCCAGCAGGCCGCCCAGCAGGACGGCGATGGGCACGGCCAGCAGCATGGCAACGCACAGCAGGCCCACCAGGGCCAGGGCTTCCACCAGGTCCACGTTCAGCCAGTTGCGGAGTCTCATAGCCCGGCCTGCGGCTTCGGCTTCGGAAGGGGCGGCGGGGGCTTCGGTTCCAGGCATTCGACCCTTACGGGCGTGGAATCCTCGCATTCCCCGTGACATTTTTCGTCGCTGGTTTTGTCAAAATAGACACGCTTCGTCCCGGTCCCGTGGGACTTGCCTTTGTCGTCCAAAATGCACCAGGACCGCAGCGCCGTGGCGCAGTCCACGGAGTCATCACAGGCCCCCATCAGGGATGCTTCCGACCAGGGCACCACGATAGGATCCGGCACGCGCCCAGGCCGCGGGTCCGGGCCCTGGTCAGGGTCCGGCACAGTCACCCTGATGTTGGGCACGGGCCCAGGCGGGCCTGCCAGCAGGCGGTCCGCCACGGCCAGGCCCGGCATGGCGAACAGCACCAGCAGCACGGTCAGGGCCGCCATGGCCACCTGGCAGAACCGCAGCACCTTCAGCATGGAACCCTCCCGGGGCGTCCGCCCCTTACGTGTCACGGCGTGTAACATACGCCCATGCCTGTCAGTTGTCCACTGGCGTGGTGGGCTTTCTATCCTTCGGGCGCATGGCCCGCTTGCCCAGCTTGTAATTCATGACCCTGGGGCTGATGCCCAGGTCTTCAGCCGCGGCCTGCTGGCAGCCCCGGGCGGTCCACAGGGCTTCCTCTAGCAGCGTCCGTTCCGCGGCATGTAGTCTGGATTCCCCAGGATGCCGCAGGGCATCAATCAGGTGGGCTATGAAAACCACTGGCTGGGGAACACGGGTCGGCCGCATCACGGCTTCCCCTCGCGTGGCGGGGCGGGCTGGGCCTCCACGGCGGAGGCGAGGGCGCGCAGCTTGCTAGCTATCGTCCGCGACTCGCCTTCCGCTTCATGGACTGCTATGCGCCACTCGTCGGGGCTGATCCGCCGCGCCGCCTCCACGATGGCCTGCTCACCCCCGGCGCGGGCGTTGAGGCAAGCAAGGATCTCCTTCCACTGGACGATGATCCCGTCTGCATCGCGGATCACTTCGGCGTCACAGTCGAAGGTGTATGGCCCCTTCCCGGCGCGGGCGGCGCGGGCCTGCCAGCCCAGCCAGTACGATTCCCACTCAGGGCGGAAGGCAATGGGGATGTTCCCCCACTCCACCCGTGCGGCCCGTTCCTCCGCGCCAGTCATGGCTGGCCCCCTTCCGCCTGGCGTTCCACGTGGAACATGCCCTGGACACGCTTCCAGGCCCGCCAGGCCAAAGCCACCGGACGTTCCACGCCCCATTCCAGGGGCTGAAATAGGGCCCAGCCCAGCCAGTCCGTCCACCTGCTGCCCCAGCCCACCCGGACGGCGTTCTGGTCCATCATGGTCCTGCCAGGATGGTATTCCGTCCGGACCAGGCAGCGAACGTGGGGCTTTGCGCCCAGCAGCACCCGCACCCGGTCCAGCCCATCCACTGCCAGGTTGAAGTCTAGGGCCACCCCGTCCAGGAACCTGGATGCCGGGTCCGGTTCCCGGTTCCGGTCCAGCTTCCCTGTGGCTTCCAACATCCGCTGCCGCTTCCGCCGCACAGGTCACCCCCTCCGTCTGGCCGTCACGCCCAGCACGAAGCCCACCACGGTCAGCCCCATGGTCCAGGGCCAGGCCAGGCAGACGGCAGACCAGAGTAGAACCCAGCTTCCGCTGGGCGTTTCACCGCTGCTGGACTTGAAGGCCACCCCGGCCACGTAGAACAGCCCGGCCGCCGCCAGCCAGACGGTCAGCCACCACCATGCCCCCGGCATCCTTCACCCCCCGTTCTGGTGTGTAGTTTTTGACGTTTTGAAACTCGCCAGGGCCCTGGTCAGCAGGTCCAGTTCAGCATGGGCCAGGCAGTCCTGGCCGTGCTGCGTCAGGGTCCACTGGCCGCTGGCGGCATTCTTCCTGGCCAGGTGGGCTGCCCGCAGCTCGCCCAGGTAGGCTCCGGCAGACAGCACCCACGCCCGCCGCGCCTGGGAACCGGCCGCGCCTGGCTTCCCCCACAGCCGGAAGGCCAGCCAGGATGCTGTCAGGGGCCCTTCGTCCCGCAGCAGCCGCAGGGCC